TCATTTTGAGTTTTGCTTTGTTTGTCATTTCATTCCTCTTAAAAAAATATGGTTGAACATGATATAGTTGTTGTTACTTTGTCTCCTTTATAGTTCTATGGTTTCTGAAGTTCCGGCATCTAAACCAAGACTTTCAGTATTTGATATACCAGTAGATGGTAAATAGTTACCAACAATAGAATCTTTAGTAACTTGCATAACTATTTTGTGTTTTAATTCTTTTGATTGCGTAAAGATGTGTCTGAGTGAAGTTATAATAAAGTTACCAGATAACTCATTGTCTAATGTATTATTATCTATAGTTGAAACATTATTAATTTGTAAATTAATTTTATCACCAACTTTAATTGCAGTATTTCCATTTATTTCTAAGTTCATAACAATACCACCACCAAACTGATTGATTCTACCAGTTCGTCTTTGTAGTGTTCGATTGAGGTTATCACTTTGATATGGGTAATTTGAATCCTCTGCAAAAGAATAACCAGAGGAAGTTGAATTTACATATAATTTTGTATCTTCATTTTCTGTGAGCATTTTGTTAGTATCTGGGTCTTTTGATTCAGAAATAATTGGTCTACTCTCCCCATTATCTGGATGGATATCTTTTTCAAAGTTACTAAGATAATCATATTTATATAAATCTAATCGTTTATTATATACATCATGTGATAATAATTTAGAACTAATTGCACCACTGGTTATATTTCGTGTGGTATCTTTTTGAGAAACAATTTCATAGTTAACAATTGTTTCAATTTGTCTTTTTACATCTATTGTTCCTTGTTCATCTAATGAAGAACCTACACTTTCTTTAAAACCCATTGCAATATCTTCATTACATAGTCCATCAAAAGTTCTCATATGAAATCCTTTTGTTGTTTCGTAAAATAGAAATGATGGTGAGTCTGCATGGTTTGCTGAATTAGAGCGTTGTAAAAGATGCATAATACAATAGAATGGTCTAATATTTGGAAAAATAACTTTCACATTGTTTGCAGTTTTTTCTTTAAATAGTCTTTTAGTACTCGCAAGATAACTTTTATCTCTTATAATTTTTTCTACAATATCAGATGGTTGTCCTTTGTATGATTGTGATATTCTACAAGTTTGATTTCTTAAAGATTCTATTGAGGTAAATTTTAAAGTTACTAGTTGAGCTGTTGTATTGGTTGTTGTTCTACCACTAACTCTAGTAATTACTAGAGGATTTTTGGTATAATCAATAGTAGTGTCTGGACTTTCTTTTTCTTGGGGTGTTGCAAGTTTTAAGATAAGTCTTTCCTCACCAACAATTGGAAATTGTTTGACAATATTTGTTGTATCTTGAAATGTTATTGAACCAGAAATGGTTGATGTAAAAATATCTTCATAGATACTAATTTCTTCAATCAAATCTTTAATATCAAAGACGTTACCAGAAGTGGATAGAATTTTACTATCTTCTAAAAGAAATTCGCCTGCAAATTGAAGTTGAGACTTTGATAACATTATACGTTCTCGTTAATTTTTTTGTCAAATTCTGACACAAATTGTTCAATATATTGTGGTTGAATAAGTCTTATTTGCCTCTTTTTTGTTTGTAATCTGTCTTCATATGTGTAGTTGTCTATAGCAGTTGCAGATGGATATTCTGTAGTATTCATACCAACGTCAATAGTTTTGGTTGTATCACCAGATGTTTGTGTTATTTCATAATGATGAATTGCTTGTGGATTTTCGTACTTATCAAATATAAACTGTTCAAATTTTTGTACACTCATAGGCCAGTCTTCATAGTAATCAATAATATCATTTACAATAAAAATAGTCCAATGTAAATTTACATCACCATAATATTTTTGTGCAATCATCTCTGGTGTTTCACCATCTTTAACATCATAGTAATCAAAGTTTAATATATTTTCTTTGACACTAGCTACTAGTTTTACTCTAGACATAAGGTCTTTAACTAAGGTGTATTGTCCATCACCCTTCATATCATAGAATACACTTGGAAACATTTCAAAGTATGCCATTAGTAACCCACTCCAATTCTTTCTCTGGTAATAAGTTCAATCTCTTTAAATTGTAACTCAATACTAGTTTCTACTGGTGGAGCACCAGGCATACTCTTACCATTTACGAGTTTTGTTGTTGGTCTGTAAAATTGTACTCGTTCACCACCATATGTGACATTACAACTTTCTAACACACAAGTAGATATTCTATTCAAGAAAAAGTTTGGTGTTCCAGTTTCAAACAAATAACTAATATCAAAGGTTGCTGGAACAATCATAGTTCTTGATAATGATACGTCACCTTTAAAACTAGGCGCCATGTAAAATCTAAACATATTAACAATTTTATCTACTGCGAGTGCTTCATTCTCTGATTTAGGCATACACTTAAATGAAAAACTAAAAGACCTTCTACCAATACCATTGAATGATAATTCCAAACGGTCATTTCTAACAAAACCTCTACCAATATCTTCAACTGCACCAATACCAGATAAGCCTGGAATAGGGTCTAAAATACCTCTGACTAATCCCTCTTTAAAAGATACACCAGCATCCGTTCCTCTTGCTTTACCCATCGCTTCTTCACCCTTTTTAAGCATAGCCGCACCAAATTCTGCTGGTTTGTCAAATGGGTTTGGAACATCACTTTGATTTAATAGGTGTTGTGCCGCCACTGCAAGTGAACCAATTTCTACTTCACTGTATTGTGCAGAAGTTCCAACACTAACAGATGCAGGCATATACATTGCAATTGAACTTGAAAGTCTTCTTGTTGGAGCTCTTTTTACATGAGCAGTCGATTGACCTTTAAGTTGGTCATAGTAACTATTCGGAGAATTATTTATTTCACCAGAAGAGCCAGGCGGGCCTTTTTTTATTGACCTACCACCACCAAAGTTGACATTTGCGTTTTCTTGTTCATTAATATTAAACAAGACCATGTGTCCTTGGTCTTCACTACCCAAATCCTCTGGATAGGTTACCATCTCACCTTCATATGGGTTAACTCTACCAAATCTATTTGCACTAGATGGAAGTATACTACCAGAATTCATGGGTAGCCCATTAGTACCACCAATTGTATCTGCAATTAGATTTTTAATTCTATTAGTTGCACGATTAACTGCAACATTTTTGATTTCGTTTAGGAATCCTCGCATCTGTATAAATATCCTTAGTTACATACTATTTAGGTGAATAATCATGGCATACCGTGGACGATACATACCAACATACCCAAAAAAGTATAAGGGTGACCCTTCTAATATTATTTATAGAAGTTTGTGGGAAAGGAAATTTATGGTGTATTGTGACCGTAATGAAAAGATACTTGAATGGGGTTCTGAAGAATTCTTTGTACCATACCGTTCACCCATAGATGGGAAAATACACCGATACTTTCCAGACTTTTACGTTAAAGTAAAAACACCAAAAGGTAATAAGAAGTGGGTAGTTGAAGTAAAACCTAAAGCGCAGTGTAAACCACCCAAAATGCCTTCACGAAAAACTAAGAAATACCTTAATGAAGTTCGTACTTGGGCGGTCAATGATGCAAAGTGGAAAAATGCAGTAGAGTATTGTAAAGATAGAGATATGGAGTTCATCATCTTAACTGAAGTTGAATTGATGATATAAATATAGACATGGCAGAAGAAACATATTTCGATAAAATATCAGCACAGATTAAAACTGGAAATGAACCATACAAATGGTATCGTAATCGTATTAAAGAGTTGGGTACTCCAAATACGGCAGAACTTTTGCGTTCTGGAAAACTTAGTAAACAACCCACCCCAAAACACCTAAATATGTTTATCTATTCACCGAAAGGTGCAAAGAAATTACCATATTATGATACATTTCCACTTATAATGTACTTGAAACCAGCAGAAGGTGGGTTCTATGGATTAAACTTTCATTATCTACCGTATGCGTTAAGAGCAAGACTATTAGATGCAGCTGGACAAGATAAGTTAAGTGTGAGTGCAGTTGAAGGAAGTAGATTAACTAAACCTACAATTAAAAGGTATTTGTTTGGATATTTAAAATCAATGTGTTTAAAAATAGAACCAGAAGACAACCTAACTGCAATTATGTTACCAGTACAAAGGTTTAAGAAAGCATCAGATAGTCAAGTTTGGTCTGATTCTAGGAAGATGATTTAATGGCAAAATTCAATTTTTCAAATGTTCTAGGTGGTGCAGTATTTGGTTCTCTAAATGCATTTCTACAACACAATGCATCCAGAGATGGATACGCAAAAGCAAACAGATATGAAGTAGTAATTAGTACACCAAGTGGTGCTTCACAAGCCTCTGCAAGTACTGCTGGAGATGATGCAACCGCTGGTGCAATAAGACAATTATTATCAGCTGAAACAACAAGAAGAATATCTTTTCGTTGTGATTCAATATCTATCCCAGGCAGAAATCTTAGAACTGCTATGAATAGTAATATATATGGCCCACCCCATGAAATTGTTCAAGGTGTTACATATGCAGAAGTTCAAGCAACATTCTATTGTGGTTCTGACCTTGCAGAAAGATATTTCTTTGAACAGTGGCAAAAAGTATCATATAATTCAGATACACACAATATAAACTACTATAAAGAATATGTTGGTTCTGTAGATATATACCAACTAAATGAAAAAGATGAAAGAACTTACGGTGTTAGACTAGAAGAAGCTTTTCCTAAAACAGTCGGTGAGATTGCATATGGTCATGGTAGTAGTAACACAATAAATAAGGTAACAGTTGCATTTTCTTACAGAAAATTTAGAAACCTTGCAAGTGAGGGAATTGGTGGAGATAAAAAATCCCTTGAAGATAATCTATCAGATATTTTCAAAAACTCTATTAAGACACAACTTCTTAGTAAAGTACCACCAGTATTGAGGCGATTATTTTAATAATTAATATAGGAGAATAAATTATGTCTTTGCCCGTGTTAAATACCCCTAACCATGAGATGGAAATACCATCAACTGGTGAAAAGGTAACATATAGACCGTTCTTAGTAAAAGAACAAAAAATATTAATGATGGCTCAAGAATCATCTGATGAAAGTAATATGATTCGTGCAATTGGTGATATAGTTAAATCATGTACATTTGGTAAAATTGATAGACCACATGATATGCCGACCTTTGATTTAGAATATATGTTTCTAATGATAAGAGCAAAATCTGTTGGGTCAGAGATTGAATTGAAAGTTACTTGTCCAGATGATGCAGAAACAGTTGTAGACCATAAAATTAATCTTGATGATATTAAGGTTCAAAATACAGAAGGTCACACTAATCAAGTTATGTTAACTGATGATATCGGTATTGAAATGAGATATCCAACTATGGATATGGTTCGTGGATTTGCACTAGAAAATGCAAAACAGACAGAGTTAAGTTTTGAGTTGATTAGAAAAACTATTAAATCTGTTTTTGATAAGGAACAAGTATATGATGAAATGAGTGCAAAGGATTTAGATGTTTTTATTGAACAGATGAACACTGAACAATTTGAAAAAATATCAAACTTTTATGAAACTATGCCTAAGTTGTCACATACAGTTAATGTTACTAATCCCAATACTGGTGTGGAAAATAAAATTGTTCTTGAGGGATTGCAAAGTTTTTTAGAATAGCCCTTTCACATGACAGTCTTGAAAACTATTACAAGACTAACTTTAATATGGTGACACATTATAAGTACAGTTTAACAGAACTAGATAATATGATGCCATGGGAAAGGGAAATATATGTTGGACTTATGTTACAATATATTGAAGAAGAAAAAATGAGAATAGAACAAGAGAGGAATAGACGATAATGACCAAAACAGTCACAGTAGACCCAGAGGTTGCAAAGAAAGACACGAATGGTGATGGTCACATTTCAAAACAAGAAATGGAGATGGATTTGGAATTTAAAAGAAAAGAACTTGAGGATGCAGATGCTCGCAGAGATGCAATGAGACAGATGGCTTGGTTTAGTTTATTCGGTATGCTATTATATCCGTTTGCAGTAGTGCTTGCAAATTGGGTTGGATTAGACCAAGCATCCAAAATCCTTGGTGATATGGCTGCAACATATTTTGTATCAGTTGCTGCTATCGTCATGGGTTTCTTTGGTGCAAATGCATATGCAGATAAAAAGAAGTAGAGTAAGAAAATGGCACAAGATTTAGCAGGAGTTATTAATCAACTTAGAACAAACAATGAAGAAGAGAAAGCTAGAGATTCTAGTACTAACAGAAACATTGCAGAGTCTAGGAAACAAAATACAGAGGCGTTAGCATCTCTCGCTAAAAACTTGTCCGAACAATTTGTAACTGTTGTCAGAACAACTGACCAAGAAAAACAACAAAGAGAAGCAGACCAAGAGAAAAGTGCAATGAGGATTGCCGCTGGTGAAAAGGCATGGAGAACCAGACAAGAAAATGCACAGAAAAAGAAAGATGGTCTAGCGTCTGCAAATGAAGAAAATCAAAATCGTATGATGCGAGTATTCACTGGTTTGGGTGCTGGTATAAAGGGTCTAAACACCAAGTTTGGTAATTTTGCAAAAGGTTTCCTTGGTAGTATCAAGGAAAAGGCAAAAGGTGGAATTGGTGCGATTATGGATATATTTAAAAAGTTTGCAATAGTTGGTGCATTGGGAGCATTATTTGCATTTTTTAATAGTGATTTGTGGAAGAATTTAAAGAAAGATTATCTTGACCCAATAATGGAATCGTTTGGAACACTGAAAGAAAAACTTGGTGGTATCGGTGAGACATTTGATAGTATTAAAAAGGGTTTCTTTGATGAGGAAGGTAACTTTACACCAATAGCTGGTATCAAAAATATGTTGGGTGAACTTGGTGATTTGTTTGAAGGAACTGGTGCAGCTTTTGCTACTATTGGTGGTTTAACACTTTTTGCATTTCGTAAAAAATTAATTCGTCTTGCAACTGGTGTGGGTTCAAAACTTTTATCCATGTCTGGTCTTACAAATATTTTTGGTAAAAACCTTGATACCGTTAATACAGATATGAAAGCAAGAAATGCCAGAGCAAAAAATAGAGGTATATTTTCTAGAGGTTTGCGTGGAATGGGTGGAAGGTTTGGTAAACTTTTCCTTAGACTTGGTGCTCTTGGTGGACTAATAGGTGGTGCATCATTACTAATGGGTGACAAACTAAAAGAGGCTGGTGGTGCAAAGGGTGTATTCTCTGGTATCAAAGATAAGTTTGGTCAGATGTTTTCAAAGGTTGGTCAGTTTGGTTCTAAAATAGCTGCATCTGCAACCTCAATGGGTGCTAAAGTTGCAGATTCGATTAAGGGTGGTATTCTTTCTGCAAAGGGTGCTCTTATGTCTGGATTTGATAAGATGTTTGGTGCCTTATCAGATTTAGGTTCTGGAATAAAGAACCTCGCAACTAAGGCTGCAAATAAAGTTAAAACAACAATAAAAGGTGCTTCTGATGATATTGATGGTAAGAAAACAACACCGAAAAGACCAGAAGAGATAGCGAGAGAAAAAAAATTAGCTGCACAGAATGATGCAGAATTAAAAAAGAAACAAGCAGACAATCTTGATAGAATGAGACAAGAAAAACTTGATGCAGAAGCAAAGAAAGCACAAGATGCTGCTAATAAAAAGAAAATGGATGCCTTCAAAAAGGCAGAAATGGATAGTAGAAAGGCACTTGCAAATGTTCCTAAAGTTGCAATAGACAACAAAGCACTTGCAAAATCTGTTGCAAAAGCGTCTGCAAGATTTGCTGCTAAAATGGTGCCACTTGCTGGTGCTGGGTTTGGTATATTTGAAACTGGTAGAAGATTATTACAAGGTGACTTTGGTGGAGCCGCAAGAGAAGCTGGTGGTATAATTTTACCATCCGCTATTGGAGCACCAGTTGATGCATCTCTTATGGCAACAGATGTATACAAAGATATGTTTGGAACTACCTATGAGGCAGACTTAATTAAAGACCCATCAACTGCAAATGCAAGAATGGGTCAAATCTCTGCGAAAGTAAATAAAGCAATCGCAGACATGATTAAAGGAAAAGACAGTGCAGCTGACGGTGCAAGCGTTACACCAGACCCATCTAGAGGTGGTATGTTAATGGCACCGTCAGTAGTTACTGTAGATGGTAGCAAAACTAGTAGTGTCAACAATAACAATATTGGTGTAGTTGGTATTCGTGACCAAACTCATAATGGTTATAGATTAGTTAGATAAGTCATCTGTTCAACCAAAGATAAAGTATACCTAAAAGAAATCCACCAACCACTAGTATAAGAATTATAATCATAACTATTTCTAAAATTTTACGTCTACGTTCTTGTTGGTCATAGATAGCTTTCTGCCGGCGCTTTCTAATATCCCCTTCAGTTTTTAAGAGTTCATCCCAAGCAGATGGGCCTCTGGTAAATGAAATAAGTTGTTTCAGTTCATTTCTCATATCTTCTGCTTTTTTCTTAGCCATGAAGATTTGCATAGCTTCTTCTTCTACAGAACCAGCATTAAATATCTTTTTAAATATGGGGGGTTTTTTATTATATTCTTCTGCTTTTTTAATATCAGAAACAGCACCCATCCAGCGAGATAAATCTCCTGCCATAGATTCTATTTCACGGCCGGCGGCAAATCCAGCTTTGATGGTGTTAAATGCTCCAGTTGCTAGAGCAACTGCTGATATTGGGTCAACCATGTTTTGTACCTCTCACTCTCTCATGAGTATTTATACAAAACAAAAAAGGGAGAGTATTTCTACTCCCCCTTTCACCTTACCTAACCGTGGGTATGGACGGACTTATTAAGTAGTCACCCTTATTCCTTAGCAAGTTTCTGGAAGTAAGAC